AATAAAGATAACTGGGCAAAAGCAGTAACTGATGCAATTCGAAACGGTAATGATCCAGCAATATTTATTATTCTTGGTGATGGTAATTCAAAGGTAAGATTAGCAGTAATAGAAGTAGAAATGCTTGAGCAACTAACAGAGGGGTATGATGATGGAACCACAAAACACAACGATTGAAATGGTTAATGGTTTGTCTGAGATAGCAGATTATATGAATGATGATGAACTAACAACTGCTTTAACAATGATTGCTAAAATTATTATTAAACCAGATATCCCTATTCAGGTTGCAAGCCTTGAGATTGTTAGACTTCAAGCAATTGCAGCAAAGATGTCATTAAAGGCTACGTGGATGGCTAATGTTGATAAAAGCGACAGGGCAAAAAAGAACATATATTACACAGCAGCAGAAGCAATAAATGATCTAGTTTCAGCACTTAAATACATAATGCGCTAAACCATTTACTGGTATACTTATATAAACAAGGGAATAAAATGACAAAAAATTTATTACAGCAAATTATGATTAGAGAAGTAGAAACTCCAGAACAAGTAGATGCTAAGGAATTAATCAAGGTAATCGAACAAGGATATCTTGTTGGACGTGAACCTAAGCATACTCAAAAGAAAACCTTTGGACCATCTACTATTGCTTATGGGCATGGAGAATGTCCAAGATATTGGTACCTAGCTTTTGAAGGTGCGATCTTTGAAGACAATGCAGATCCATATGGCGTAGCAAATATGACCAATGGAACTTTATCTCATGGACGTATTGAGGAAGCATTTAAAAACTCTGGTATATCTATTGATTCAGAATTTAAAATATTCAATGATGATCCACCAATTTTTGGTTATGTAGATAACCTAATCAATTGGAAAGGTGAAGACATTGTTGTTGAAGTTAAGACAACTAACAACGAAGTCTTTGAGTATCGAAAGAGAACTAATAAGCCTAAGATGGGGCATGTTGTTCAGATCCTTATTTATATGAAGATTCTTAAAAAGTCTAAGGGTATTCTAGTTTATGAAAACAAGAATAACCATGAGCTGTTAATCATTCCAGTAGAAGTTAATGACAACTATAGAAACTGGATTGATCAAGCTTTTGAGTGGATGAGAGTGGTCCGTAAGAATTGGGAAGATAAAACTCTACCAACTAAGAACTATAGATCAAACTCAAAGATATGTAAAAACTGTCCAATTAAAAAGGCATGTACAGAAGCAGGGGTGGGCGTAGTCAAAATAGCATCCCTAAAGGAACTGAGTGAAACTATGTAATCGTTGTGATACATACTTTAAACCTAGAGTAAGTTATCAGATATATTGTAGCGACATTTGTAGAGAACAATCTACAAAAGAAAAGATTGCCGAAAGGTATCTTGCTACTAGACGACAAAAAAGATATGGCAAAAAAAGAAATTGTCTTGGGGGATGTGGAATATCATTATCAATGTATAATGATTCTGGATTCTGTGCTAATTGTAATGTAAGTGAAAAAGCAGTTAATAAAATGATCAAGGAGTTAAAGGGGTTCATTGATTATGAGCAAGAATAAATGGGGGTATGCTGTACAACCAAATACTTTTTGTGCCATTGATGCTAGTACTAACAGCCTTGCCTTTGCTTTGTTTAGTACCAAAGAAGGCACTCTTGGATCAGTAGGAAAGATTAATTTTGAAGGCAATGATATCTATGAAAAGGTTATGGATGCAGGGCAAAAGGTAAAAGCATTCCTTGATTTTTATAATGGGTTTGAAGCAATTATTATTGAGCATACTGTTTTTATGAATAGCCCTAAGACTGCTGCTGATCTTGCTTTAGTTCAAGGAGCTATCTTAGGTGCTGCTGGTCAATCTGGAACAAAGGTTATTGGGAAAGTTTCTCCAATTACTTGGCAAAATTATTTAGGAAACAAGAAAATGTCAAAAGAAGATCAGGCTTTAATTAGATCTGCTCATCCAGGCAAGTCTGTTTCTTGGTACAAAACATATGAAAGAAACCTTAGAAAAGAAAGAACTATTACAATGGTTAATACCATCTATGATAGATCTATCAATGATAATGACGTTGCCGATGCTTGCGGCATTGGGCATTGGGCATTAAAAAACTGGGATAAAGCAATAGGAGCTGATAAGTAATGCCTGAGTTAAATGCAAACATTCCACCAATAGAGTGCTATGTGCGTGGAAACTTTTTAAGAGATCAAGAAGACAGTCACGATAAATACTTTCCATGCGTAATCTTTGGAGTTTCAAGTATTAAAGCAAGAAGCCCACTATTTCATTTCATGATGGAAGATGGTGGAATTTGGTGGAGAATGCCAATTAACGCATTTTGTACCAAGCCTGGGGTTCCAGAGGAACCAATTCATAATTTAGTGCTATGGAATTCTTTTAGTCCACATGTTTCAGTTACAAAGTTTCAAGCACTAAGCAATATGAGAATGTCATACATGGATAGAACTCAAACCACTATCCCTGGAACATACTTATTTACACTTGACTGGCACAGCCCAGAAACAAATATTTTAGATGATGGATACTCTGAAAATCCAGGACAGCATAAGTGTGGTCATGTTATTCAAAGAGATGACGGTAACTTTGCAGTTCAGCCAAATAACAGGGTACGCATAAAAGAGCCATCATTTGTAACAAAGAAAGATCTAGTTATCCAAAGACTAATTAATACCAATAAGTGGGATGTTGAGAGTTATGATAAGTGGATGCTTGAAGACTCAAATGCCTATGACTATGGTGTTATTAATACAGAAGTTGACAAATAATATTATGTCTGCTAAACTATATACAAGCAACTTATGGTTACGTAAAAGATATGTAATTGATAAGAAAACTCCAGAGGAGATTGCCAAGGAGTGCGGTACTAGCGTTGAAACCATCTATGTTTACCTTGCTAAATTTGGATTAAGGAAGTCAAAGCGATGAATAAATTAGAAAAGGCAATGATAACAGCTACTGTTGTTGGCATGGTTGGATTTGCTTTTGCGTTTTCTTTATTCAGTGGGCTTCCAGAAGAGTTTGATTGGGAAGCAGATGATGAGTAATAATCTAACCATAACAGTTGATCAAGTTAATAATCCTTTACACTACACATCAGATCCATCTGGTATTGAGTGCATTGAGATTACCAGACATCGTAACTTTAACATTGGCAATGCTTTTAAATACCTTTGGCGAGCAGGACTTAAAGATGAATCTAAAACCATACAAGATCTAGAAAAAGCTATCTTCTATATCAAAGATGAAATAAACAGACTAGAAGGTAAGTATGTCAACTGAAGAAGATTTAGTCAAGCACTTAGATCAAGTTAACGATGTTGTTTCAGAATACCTAAAGGGTAACGATCCAACAGTTATTTCTAAAGAACTTGACATTCCAAGAACTAGAGTTGTAAGCCTTATCAATGAGTGGAAGACTATGGCTTCTGATAATGCTGCAATTCGTGCCCGTGCAAAAGAAGCTTTGGTTGGAGCAGATACACATTATAGTAAGTTGATTACAAAAACCTATGAAGTTATTGATGAGGCATCGCTACTAAATAACTTAAGTGCTAAAACTCAAGGTATCAAACTTGTAATGGATATTGAGTCTAAGCGTATTGATATGCTACAAAAAGCTGGTCTTCTTGAGAATAAAGAACTTGCAGAAGAGATGATTGAGATTGAACGAAAGCAAGAAGTCCTTGTTGGGATACTTAGAGATATCGCATCTGAACATCCTGAAGTTAGAGATATCATTATGCAAAGATTATCCTCAATTGCAAAAGATGGAGAGGTAATCACAGTTGTCCATGATGTTCAATGATTTCCTTGAAGTTCTAAAGGAGAATCACTTTATTGAAAAACCTGTTGACGCAAAGACATTTGTTGAGTCTCCAGAGTACCTTGGACAACCCCCTTTATCTGATATACAGTACACAATTGTAGAAGCAATGAGTCAAATTTATCGCAAAGAAGATGTTGTTGATATCATGGGTGATGCTGGAGAAGAATATTTTAAAAAGTATACAAAGAATGAACTGATCTTGCAACTTGGCAAGGGATCTGGAAAAGACTTTGTATCTACAGTAGCATGTGCCTATGTAGTATATAAGATGCTATGTTTAAAAGATCCCGCAATTTATTATGGTAAGCCTGCTGGAGATGCTATTGATATCATTAACGTCGCAGTTAACGCTCAACAGGCTAAGAACGTTTTCTTTAAAGGATTTAAGTCTAAGATTGAAAGATCTCCTTGGTTTGCGGGAAAGTATAATCCAAAGGCAGACTCAATTGAGTTTGATAAATCTATTACAGTATATTCTGGTCACTCAGAACGTGAATCACACGAAGGTTTAAACTTATTCATGGCAGTACTTGATGAAATTTCTGGATTTGCTTCTGAGGTTGCAACAGGAAATGAACAAGGTAAGACTGCTGATAATATTTATAAAGCTTTTCGTGGTACTGTAGACTCTCGTTTTCCTGATCTTGGTAAGGTGGTTCTTCTATCGTTCCCCCGCTATCCAGGAGACTTTATTTCTCAACGGTATGACTCAGTAATTGCTGATAAAGAAGTGATAGAAAAAACACATAAGTTTATTATTAACGAAGACTTGCCACACGACAATCCAGATAATACATTTGAAATTTCGTGGGAAGAAGATCATATCTTGTCATATAAAATACCAAAGATATTTGCATTAAAAAGACCTACATGGGATGTAAACCCTACCCGTCAGATTGATGATTTTAAGATTGCTTTCCTTACAGATTTAGGAGATGCTATGATGCGTTTCCTTTGTACCCCAACATATTCATCTGATGCTTTCTTTAAACAAAAAGATAAGTTACAAAAATGTATGAATGTTAGAAACCCTATTGATAATTTTAAAAGGTTTGATGAATCTTTTACTCCAGATCCAGATACTATTTATTACATCCATGCTGACCTTGCACAAAAGCATGACAAGTGTGCTGTTGCTATTGCTCACGTTGATCGCTGGGTTAATATTAAAGTAATTAAAGATTATGAACAGGTAGTTCCAGTTGTAGTTGTTGATGCCGTTGCTTGGTGGGAACCAAGAACTGAAGGCCCAGTAAACTTATCTGAGGTTAAACAGTGGATTATTAATCTTCGTAGAGAAGGTTTTAATCTAGGAATGGTTTCATTTGACCGCTGGCAATCATTTGACATTCAAAATGAACTACAATCTGTAGGGGTAAGAACAGAAACAGTGTCTGTTGCCAAAAAACACTATGAAGATTTAGCTATGATGGTTTATGAGGAAAGAGTAGCCATGCCTATGATTCCTTTATTATTAGAAGAACTATCAGAGTTAAAAATTATGAAGGGTAATCGTGTAGATCACCCCCGTAAAAAATCTAAGGACTTAGCGGATGCTGTTTGTGGGGCAGTATTCGGAGCCATCTCTCATACACCTAAAAACCTTAATGTTGAGGTTGAGGTCCATACGTGGGCAAACTCAGCCAAATTTGCAAAGAAGGACAAGGGTATGATAGAATTAGATTCAAAGGAAATGACTGACGAAATCAGTGATTTCTTAGGTAAATTTAATTTACTATAAGCTTCTGATTAAATGATCAGATAAAACTAACAAGGAGAAAGATGAATTCATTCAAGAAAATCGCTATTGTCATTGCTGCAGCTTTGACTAGCACATTACTACCAACCGCTGCTATTGCAGCAGCTCCAGCAGGTGTTACATCAACGCTTACTGCTTCTGCTTCTGCAGTACAAATTGGTGAAACAGTCTCAACGACAATTACAACATCGGGAATCTATGCGGTAGGAGATACAACAACTACAACTGTTGCTATTACTTCATGGCCTGTAGGTGCGACAAACGCATCTTTAGCAGGTATGATTAGTCCAACTCTTACAGCAATTGATACCGCAACAGCAGATGTAGTTACAACTTCAAATGGTCAAGTTGTGCAAACAACTCCTGGCGTAATTGGTCTAGTTGGATCTTCATCAGCATTAGTATCAGGTCGCACAAAGATCTCAGTTACACCTTCATCAGCTAATACAGCTGGTACATATGTTTACACAATTACAACAGTTTCAAATGCTAGCCCTGTTACAACTCTAAGTACTCTTACTTGGACAGTTACAGTTGCAGCATCTGGACTAAAGGCTTCAACAGTATTTATTGGTACAACAATTGGTACAGCACCTACATCAGATGCAACTACTCTTTCAAAAGTATTGACAACTGATGGTGTGGCAGAAGCAACTGCTGTTGCTCAAATTTCAGTAAAGCAATGGCAAGATGTTGCAGGCACAATTGCAATGAACTCAAGTTATACAAAGTCAGTAGAGGTTTCTATTACTGGTGCAGGAGCCGTTGGTTCAACTAACTCAACCTCACCATTGCGTGGTGCTTTTGTATCAACTCCTGCTGCTATTGCGGGTGTAACAATTTCACCAGCATCTCAGGACTACTGGGTATATGCAGATGGTCGTACAGGCAAAGCAACAATCAATATTAAAATTGATGGGGTTTTGGTTGCTACCAAGTACTTTACATTTACAGGAAAGCTTGCTACATTAGCAACAACAGCATCAAAGAAGAATGTAGGTATTGGCGAATCGCTAACACTTACAACTACTGGTGCGGATGTAAATGCAAATGCAACAGCAACTCCAGTAGTTACAGCAGTTTCATCTGATGCGACAATCGCAACAGTTACATCTAACGGAGCAACAGTTACAGGCGTTAAGGCTGGAACTGCAACAGTTACATTAACAAGTGGAACAGTTACATTGGCAGTGCCAGTGACAGTTCTTCCTCTAACAGCTTCTTCATTGTCATGGAAGTTTGACAAAGATTCTTATGAATCAGGCGAGAAGATGACATTGACAGTTACAGCAGCAGGCGTTGCAGATGGTGCTCGTGCCGTATTTGTTGCTGCCCCAGTTGGTAACTTTAACGTTGCTACAGGTTCAGACACACTAGTTGCATCACCAGTGTTCGCTAACGGTGTTGCTACTTACACACTTTATGCTCCAGCAACTCCAGGTAAGTTCACACTTACCGCAACAGTCGGCGCAGCAGTTGATACAGAAGCATTAATCATTGCTGCTGCTGGTACTCGTACAGTTGTATCTCTTTCAACAACAGTTACAAACCCAGCTCTAACAGCTGCTAACGAAGCAACAGATGCTGCTAAAGAAGCAATTACAGCAAGCAACAATGCAAAGGATGCTGCTGATCAAGCAATTGAGGCAGCAGATGCTGCAACAATCGCTGCTCAGGATGCTGCTGCAGCTGCTGAAGCCGCAGGAGAAATGGCTGTAGAAGCTGCTGAAGCTGCTGGTGCAATTGCACAAGACGCTCTAGATGCAGCTAATGCTGCAACTGATGCTGCTCTATCAGCTGCTGAAGCTGCAGATGCTGCTACAGCTGCTGCAACAGAAGCTAAAGAATCTGCAGATGCTGCTACAGCAGCAGTTGCTGAGCTTTCAACCAAGGTAGCTGCTCTTATGGCTGCTTTGAATGCAAAGGTCACAACCTTGAGCAACCTAGTTGCCAAGATTGCAAAGAAGGTTAAGGCTTAATTAGTTAAGAAGTAATAAGTTAGAGGGTTGGCTAAGTGCCAGCCCTCTTTCTTTTGCAATAAAATGATATAATAGCCTTATTAATCATTAC